ATCAGTAAATTCATACATCGTCATGCCTTGTTTAAATTGTACATCTTCCTGTTCGATTCGTTCCATTTCCTCTTTTGCATTTTCTACAAATGATAGGTTTTCGAGTAATGTTTCTTGCGATAACTCACCACCTGCCGCATTAAACCACTCTAATTCTTTATCAATCATGCTTGGTAAGTTTTCAGTAAAGGTTATATTAATGTCATTCACATCAAATGTGCCTTCACTTGCTTTGTCGAGGATGTTTTCTACTAATCTGTAACGTTCCCTCAATCCACGCTTAAATAACCGTTCTTTTGTCGCTCTCTTTTGCGATAAAGCAAATAACTTCATTTTGATGGCTTCACCAGATTGAGTGCCTGTACCTTTTTTATCGTCTAGCAAGTTAGGTATGGATGTAAATAGTAATATGTTGTTAAATAGCCTGTCTTTGTATGCCTCCGTACCCGATACATCGTATTTCTTGTAGATATAACCCGCATCGGCGCTAGAGTCATGTTTGCCTTCTGCATCTAATTCCGTTTCTAGCATCAAGATGTTAGCTTCTTTCATTTCCTTAGCCTTATCTACATCTATTTCTAAATTACCCTTAATAACCAACATTGCATCGTTTAAATCTTGCATATAGTTAGATGTATCTGATTGTGCTGCATCGTATAAATCAATAAGCGTTAGTACATCCTCGAAGTCACCTTGTCTATACTTGTTGTTTTCGTACTCAATAATAGGTATATCATCAAACAATTGCGGTTTTTCATCCGCAAACGTTAAGTTATAGTTAGCATCCATGCTGTAATAATATATTTTATCCTTTGTGTACACTTCCGCTGTTGCTTTATCGGTAAATTGTTGCTTGTAATACCTCACACCAGCAATCGGCAACATGTCCACCGTATCATCGTAAATGACAAATGTTTCTGTCACTGGCAATTGAACGAATCTTATTTCGTCCTCGTGATTACGATAGATATATTCGTATGCCCTACCAAATATTGATTGATCTAATACCAATTCACTGTTATGTTCATCTGCATCGTTCACCCGGTTAATCTCACGTAACAACTCATCAATACCTTCATCTTCGTGTGATGTTTTGAGTGGTACTCCCATCATATAACCTTGTATAAACTGTGATACGTATTTAGCAAAGTTATGTGATGCTCTGTTATCTGCCAAATGTTCCTCACGTCTACGCTTATTGACAAGTATGCTAGTGTTTTCGCCTTTGAAGTATGATTCCAACTCTAATAATCGTGGCACTTGGTGCTCCCTATGATGTTGGATGATTTCCGTTAATAAAGTTGCATCCAGTTGTTCTGCACTCTCTACACGATAATGTATATTCGCTTCACTAGAAAACCTTCTCTTATCATATCTAGTAATTCCTTTTTCAAACTCATTTACTTTCGCCATGTTGCACCTCCTACAATCCTAATGACTTAACTGCATTGTATTTCTTGTCGTTACCCTTACCTTTATTAAGGTGGTATCGCTCCATACTGTATCTTAAAGCATCAATTAGATGGTTGTTGTCATCTATTGGCTCATTCATCCACTTACCAGCTTTATCTCGCTTCCATGAATAAGTATTAAATTCTTCAATTGTGTGTTTGCATAAAGGGTGTATATAAACATTAAATTGCTGGATGAATTGTATGCCGTGCAATATTGAGCCCTTACCTTTTACTGATGCCTGCATCTTTCTCATACCTTTATTTCTTAGTTCTGCAATCAATCTAGGTTCTGCGCTATCCCCTGTAACAATAGCGTTAAGCATCTGTTTTTCTCTTAGCATCCTGTATATATCATCAGTTGTCATTGCGTGTTCGTAATGTTCGTCGTATATCCATATTTCTTTGTTCCTCAAATCGACAACACTACTTATTAACGTGGTGGCATCATGTGTAAATCCGAAGTCCATGCCGTGAGTCGTCTCTTTGATTTGTTTGATTTTATTAGTGATGTCAAAGCCTTTCGTTTGAAAGTTCTCAAAAACCAACCCTTCAGATACTCCCCACTCTCCATCACACACTATCCTCGCTCTTGTCGGGTTTGTTTTATACAAATCTTCCATACGTTGCCTATCCACTTCATCCAGCCATTCATTGACTCTAAATGTAGTGGTAAGTGATAAGGTGTTTCTTCGCTTTGCTTTATCATCGAAAAACTCCCGTTTCAAGAAGTGCCCTTCGTGCCACGGGTTGAATGTTATGGTTATCTGTTTAAAGAAATCATCACTCGGGTAACTACCACGAATAGATTCTATTAACGTATCCATTGTGTTCATATCATCCAATTCATACGCTTCTTCAATCCAAACACTCGACAATATACCAACGTCAACTGTGATAGATGTTATTTTAAGCGGGTTATCAAGCCCTCTAAATAAAATCTTTTGCCCAGTAGGGATATATGTTATTTCTGGCAAAGATTCATTAAACTTAAAAAGGCCATCAACTTTTAATTTATTGATCGCCCATTTTAAATCTGTATAAGTGGATTGTTTATTGGTATAAGAATACCTTCTCACAACCAAAGTATTCATCCATTTGTATCTCATTGTTCTGTATATGATATTTAGTGCGGTTGTCTTAGATTTCTTACTACCCCTACTACCCTTAACCACTCTATAAAAGTGCTTACTATTCCAAAAGTCTGCATACCCTTTGCCTATAACCTCTTGCAATGAAACTTTACTCATTTACATCATCGACAAATGTCGGTAGCCTGTGTTCCACTTCGTGCTTTTCAGTCCACATTGTATATCTTTTTCCAAGCATTTCTGCTGCCTTGATTCTATCTTTCAAGTAAGGTTCTTTATCCTTCAATTCTTGGTAACCTTCACCCATACCAACTGGAATTTCTTCTGTAATTTCGCCACGAACTACTGATGTTAAGAATTGTAATATCTCATCTTGTTCAGCAATTGACTCTTTCTTCAATTCATCCAATCGCTTGTCAATATAAGCTTTAACCTTCGGGTTTCTTAGTAACGTACTTCCATTAGTTGCAGCTGTATTTTCCTTTTTAACGTGTTGATAAGCATTTAAGTAAGATTGAGTTATGTTCCCTGTCCTTATATATTCATCTGCGAAGCGCCTTTGTCTTTCATTCACTTATACCACCTCTTTCATATAGTGGTAAGTAGCTTTTTGGTATGGACTTTTTCTTAACAATGGAGCTATCTAATTCCTCTCCACAATCAAAACATTCCATTACCCTTTTGACCTTATGTGTCTTGTTTATATCTATGAATTCTGTCACTGTGTATTTGTGCTTGCACTTTGATTCCATGTCACATACACCTACCTCCTAATTTTAGGCATAAAAAAAGACACCTACATTTGTAGATGCCCTAATCAATTTTATTCAAAATAATGACCATTATACCATTCTTCTACACGATACATTTTGCCATCTTCTTGTTTTGCTCCTATTTTAATAATGTTGTCGCCTTCATGTATGTATGGCACTTCCCAGAAGAATGTGGCATTTTCCAATCCTTTTGTTCCTGCTAAGTCCGCCCCTAATGTGTTAGTAGTTGCGTCGATTGCTCCCTTTGCTGTTTTCGGTCTGTTTTTTACATCAAATACTAAATGTATCAGTGCGTTATATCCACCGTCTGAATCATCTGCAAAGTTTTGTACTACCTCTATTTTGTTAATCTTTAATCTACTATCATCTTCTACTAAATCAATGATCGTGTTTTTAATCTTTTCATCTTGTGGTAAATCCTCTTTAGGTTCACTTTCTTCTTCGTCTTTTTCCTTTTTAGCTTCGGCTTCTTTCTTGGCTTTTTCTTCCTCAGCCTTCTTCTGTTCTTTGGCCGCCTTCTTATCCGCGCTCTCTTTTTCTCGTTGCTCTTGCCTTGCTTCACGTTCGGCTTTTTCTTCTTCCGTTTCATCAAATGCTCCACTTACTCCTAGCACTATTACAATAAGTACGGCTGATAGACCAATGATACCTGCTATCTTTTCCTTTTTGGTCATATCCTTCCATTCTTTCCTCTTTTTCTTCAAGCCAATCAACCTCCAATAAATATTACATTATATTATCTGTCAATTGGTAGATATATGCAATTAAATATATAAAGTCGCACATATATTAATATGCACGACTCTTTTACATCTCATTTAATTACTTGCTCTTGGCTAACGCCCTACAGCAATTATATCACATATCCGCCATTTATGTCAAATCCCTCTCACGCTATCAGCAATCTCATTTAGTTCTCTGTAAATTGTACTTTGTGACTTTTTTGTGTGATAGTAAATATCTTTTACGGTACATCCTGCTAACCTCAACTCTAATGTATCTATCAATCTACTTGGTACACGGTCTATCCTATCTTGTAAATACTTAATATCTGTTTGTAGTTGTGTAAAGTAATCGTATCTATCAGCATGTCTGATTGCTACCTCTGCTGTCGGGTCTGATGTAACACCTCTTGCTTTAGGCATTGCTGATTCTTCCCCACCTTGCGCAACTCCTACACTTTTATAATCTATCTTATTATCTCGTATTGCTTGTGCATTTACTTTGTAATTTTTGATTATCTCTAATACTTTATTACGTGTGTAATATGACATTGTGTCACTCCTTATTCTTTGGCACAAAACTTGTTACTGCTGCAACAATCATTAACAACCACATCGTACTCCACCATGGATGTGCGTATATTAATTCCATGTTTTCACTCCCTTAATTAACACGGACACAAATGCAATTTTTCCAATCAGTTTCTTCTATTTTTTCTAAAATAAAATTTTCATGTCCGTCGCTTTCGAGGTATTCTAAATCATTCTCAACATCGTAATAAAACCTATCTAATGTCACACTAGAGATACTACCGAGATAGAAATGATTTTCATCTCCTTCTCCAGGATAAACAAAGATGATTCTGTGATTAGGGTATCTTTGCATTAGTTTTTTTAAGTCTTGTGTTTTATCTTTCATATTTTCACTCCTGTATAGTTTTATCGGACTGTGAATTAATCTAAATTCGTCGTATACTTAACGTCATAGTCTAATTCGACATTAAAATCTGTGTCACATATATAGCAGGTTAACTCAGTGTTTTCATATATATCATCACTAGAATGTACTGAAGC